AAATATGAACACAGTATCACTTATGATGGATTTTGAACAAGGTAGCTTATCTGAGTTTGATACTATTAAACTCTTTTCGTATCTAGTTAAAACCAAGATGGCTTGGACGCTACAGGGTTTTTATGGAAGAACTGCACATAATCTTATTGAAAACGGCGTGTTAGATAAGAAAGGTAATATTTTGATCGATTTGGAAGGTATCGATGAATAATACACCACTTAAATTTGAAAGCCATAGCGAAACCATTAAATTCTTCTTCCTATCTAGTCAGGAAGATCTGATTAAAAAATGTAGAGAAGATATGGAAAACGAAGATAGGGAGTTTCTATGGTCTGAAGAACAGTCTGGAATTACAAAACTTGTTTTTCGAAAATAGATGAAAATAATTCTTGACGTAATTTAATTTATCGATTAATATTAGGTAACAAAACAACTTAGGAGATACAAAATGAGAAATACTGAACAATACAGCACAATTAAACGCTTAGACTCTTACTTCGTTGACTGTGCTAAAATGGGTCAAGGTATTTCCTCTAAAGAATCTGCTGAAATGCGTATAGCGGTAGAGGAACTAATTAGAATGAATGGTGTTGGAGTTGTTTTAGATCTTAAAGATGAGCTTTACAGTGACACTTCCCAGCGTAATCTTAGAAGAGCACTTGATAACGTACACCCTAATTTTAGCAAACTGTTCGCTTAATATAAACTTAATAGGAGATTGAAAATATGGAACTTAAAAATTTATTCTTGGTAGCTGGTAATGATAAAGTAGTTTTTGTAGCTAGTCAGAGCACTATCGACTACTATGCAAGATACAGAACTAAACTAGAAATAGTAGAAGAGTTAGGTGCGATCTGGGCTAAAAATGCAGTCGTAGAGCCTACTGAGTCTGGATCTGGTCGTTGTTGGAATTGGCAAAACTATAGAATTACCACCGATGAACGTTTAGACGCTAGGGATATGGAGATTCTTAGAGAGCAATATCCTTTCTTACAAGGACAAGATACGGCTAAAGTCGATTTAAATTCTTTCCAAGAAGTTGATGGAAAGTTTGTTTATAAAGCCCATTCTGAATGTGATTCGGGTGATTAAAATAAATGAAAATAAATGTTGTAAAAAACTGTATCTCCTGTATAATGAGTAAATAAGAAAAACTTTTAAGGAGATACAAAATGAATAAAGCAAAAATCGGTGATAGAATCAAGTCTATGAACGTTGTAGGTCTTCCAGATAGAGGTCATTTTATTGGAATGGTAACTAAGATTGAGTGGGACAATGACTATCAAGTTGATTATGTTTACTATACTGCAATTGTTGAAAGTAGAGATGGTATAGATAAGAATGTTTTTAAAGAAATGAGAACGATGCAGAACGGAACAAAGACTTTATTTGGCGATTTAACTAATAATATCGAAATACTTTAAGGAGAATTTATGTCATTAGGAGAAAACATGGACCAGATGGAAACAGTTGTTGAAAATTTAGCCGAAGCTAATAGGAAATTTCTTGAAGAACAAAAACAAAACGTCATTACTCTTTCTTTACAGAAAGAGAAGCTTCGTAAAGAGATGGAAGAGCTTAATAAAAATCTAGAAGAATCTCTTAAAAATCTAGGTCTTGGATATATTTTTCAAGCAGAAGACGGAACTGTTTTTCGAGTATCTAAACCTGCTGGAACGTTTATTTCTTTTCGCGACATCGACTACGACCGTACACGTCGAGAAGGTGAAAAGTCAGGCAGTATGTCCCTTACAGATGCTCGTGCAGCAGGGTTTGAGGTTAAATAATGGAAAATAATTATTACAAACTTCTTAATTTTGTAACAAAACTTTCTCAGCCACAACTCAAGGATGAGGCTTTGGTAACTCATAGTAATTTTACTGAAAATAGAGGTAATAGTGCGATTGATATTTTCGAAGACGGGATAGATAATGCAGAATCTATTATTGCTATCGAAGCTAGAAAATTATTAACGACTCTTTCGATGTCTGAGGCTTTAGATATTACTCAGATTGTCAAGGAATCTCAGAAAATTATCTTAGATGAAGAACAGATTATTCGTAAAGCTTTTACAGCCACTGGTGGACATGCAGGTAGGATGAGTAAGATGATTGGAATGCCGCTGAGAACTGTATATAACAATTTGAAAAAATATGATCTAGATAGAAGGGTGTACAGTTTTAAAGAAGCTTAGGATTTAGCCCAATACTCTAATCCCCAATTGTCATCGATAGGAACATGAAGTTCATCTATGATGGAGTTGGGGTCTAGATACGCCCAAATATCACACTCTTCGTCTGGATCTCCAGAAGAGTCTATTTTTTGATCTGGATCTACTTTAACGTCGAATATATAAACCATCACTTTCTTTTCTGGCTTATATCCAACTCGAACTAGTTTAATATCAGTACCGTCTAATCCAGTTTCTTCTTTAAGCTCTCTTAAACAAGCTACGTGTATGTCTTCGTTATTATTGGCGTGACCAGCCGGGTTTGTGTATTTTCCAGAATCCTTTCGAATTCCAAACAATACGTTATCCTCTTTATCACGGATTATAGCTACAGCTACACGTTTAGTTTTCATTATTTCTTTTTAGGCTTAGGATCTGAGTAGTAAGCTTTAACGTCTTCAGGCTTATGTTCTGGATTACTCTCAAGATGCTTCTCTTTAGCTTGTTTTAGTGTTTTAGACCAATTCGTAGACGCATGATATTTACCTTTATGGTGAATGTCGATTTTAGGATTCTTTTCGCTATATCCATGAGGATGCTCTGCTTTTCCCATTTCTTCTGATTTAGGAAGATCTGGATTAGGCATTTGTTTTAAGTTCTTTCTGTTAATAGCACTAAGTTTACCACCAGCTTCTTTACGCCAAGCTTCATTAGCAGGATGTTCTTTTCCAGAAGGTTTAGTATTATAGTGAGATGCACTATGAGAACGAACACCTTTGGTAGAGTCTTTAGGTTTACCAAAAACCTTATCGCCTTCGCCTTGTTTTCTAGGACGAACGTCTTTACCTTCATAGCTACCTTTAGGACTTCCTGCTGCAAACTTAACTCTAGAGTTCCTATCTTTTCTATCTGACTGTTTTTGCTCTATAGATTTACCTTCGTCTACACGAGCTTTCTGCAAGTCATTACCTTCTATATTGTCAGTAATTTTAACCATTTCCATTTCAGATTTCTTCATCTGAACATAGGCAAATGTTTTAGCAAAGGCAAGAACTTCTTCTTCAGTCATTTCAGGATATTGAGTAGTTACGAATCCGATCAATTCTTCTTTCTTCTCAAAATGTTCAAAAGCGTCGTCTGCCATTTTCTTAAGAATATCCTTTCTCATATTTTCCTTTTCTTCGCTAAGCATCAATCGACGCTTAATGTTTTGATTTGACATGTTTTTTAATATTTGCTGACGAACTGTATTTGTTTCGTTTTTCCAAGTCTCAGGGTCTTTATATATAGACGCCCCTGATTTTGGCTTTTTAGGAGAATAGGTAATTTGATCACCAACTTTAATTTTTTCAGGAGCTTTGGCAGATTCAAATGTTCTTTTTGGTTCGATAGGACTAGCTTCTTTATGTTGACCAGTAGCTGCATTTATAGGCTTAAACGGCTTAATTTGCTTAGGTTTTGCTTTTATCGGTAGATATTCGCCTTTTTGAAGATCATGCTCCATTACTTCAGATTTCTTAAAAGCTGCAAGTAGTTGTTTTGCTGTGATTTCTATAGGTTTATCTTCTTCAAGGATTTCAGCAATACATGTCTTATTGCAGGGATATGCACTCCAAGCAATTTTTCTAGCAATACACTTAGTAATTCTATTTCCTTCCTTACCAAGTCTAGAACCTTCAATAGAAAAACCACCTACTTGTCTGGTGTTTTCCTTATTAAGCTCTTTATCAAATAACATCATAGCTACCGCATCTTTTGCACCACTATGCCCGAACTTATCAAAAAGTACAGCCTTTATATATAGATAAGGAGCTTCTACTTTATCCCAATAGTATTTTTGACGTTCATTTTCACAATCTTCTTTTTTAAATATTTTATGGTAAGAAACTACTTTACCGATAAGTTGAGTAGTAGTTTTACTTTCGTGTTCCGTGTTCACCAGCCCGTCTACATCTAAGCTAGAAGTATCGATACCTTCTATAGATATAACCTCTCCAGAACTGTCTATTACTTCAGAAGCACCAATACCGTCTATTACTGTACCTAATTTTTCATTACTCATATTTACCTATTATACCGCAAAAAGACATTATTAGTTAAAGATTACAATTCCTTACGAAAAACTACACCTCCCCATTGGGTAAACCTAAACTGTTGATATTGTTCGTTTTTATATAAAAAGAGTAAGTCTTTAATATTATTGTGAGAGTTTCTATCTCTCGTTAACCAATTTTTCGGAGGAATGAATATGCAAAGTTTAGCAAAAGCACAAGCTACTATGCGCGATCTTAAAGAGCGTCTAGAAAAGCGTGTATCTGGTTCAGCATCAATTGACACTGTAGAAGCTTCTCAAGATTCTAGTGGAAATCCTATGTTGTTTTGTTCTGATGGCGGAGTTAAGACTGCTGGTAATCCAGTAATCGCTCTTCGTATTAAGTCTCAAGACGCAGTTTCTAAAGATGTATTTGGTAACGCTCTTACAGCTTTCGGTCCACACACTATGGAAGTTGCTTATGAATTAGACGGTACTGAAGGTGAGCCTTCTCGTCGTGATCTTTCTAAAGTTATGTTCGAAGTAGCTAAGCTTGGTTTTAAGACAGAAGTTAAAGAAATTGCTGACGCAACTGCTGTTTCTGCAACTTCTATGGACGCTGCATCTCCTGCTGATTCTCTTGAGTACGATACTCAATGGCCAGCTAAAGGTATTTAATTTTTTAAACACTTAAACGGAGAAACTTATGAGCAAGAAAACATACGACGAAAAGACATTGCTTGCTCTTATTTCTGAAGTAGAGACTCAATTTGCAGAACATCTGGCTAAGTCAGAAACTGCTGTTGAACCTATTTCTAAAAAAGAGCCAATCGAAGCTCAAGCTATCGAAAAGTCAGAGCATGACTACGATGAAGAAGACCATAAAGAAATGGACAAAATGTATAAGTCCATGAATAAGTCTGAAGCTGAGATTCACTATAAATCTGTTAAAAAAGCCCTTTTTGGAGCTGAAGAGTCAACTGAAGTTAAGAAGTCTGAAGCTGTTGCTGAAGAAAGCTTCTTCAAATCAGAAGTTGAATCTCTTAAGAAGTCTAACGAAGATCTTAAAAAGGATTTACAGTCTGTAACTTCACTTCTTAAAAAAGCTTTTTCAAAGCCAGAAGTGAAAGGTGCGCCTGAACAAAAAGCTATTACTGAAATTCAATATCTTAAAAAATCGGAAGATGAAGTTAAGGTCGATGAAAAAGACGTAAGTAAACTTTCTAAATCAGAAATTAACAGTAAATTAACCGCCCAAATCAAAACAGGAAAATTGCAAAAGAACGATTCAGATGCAATTAAAACTTATTTTGCTGAAGGTACAATTAATTCAATTAAACATCTACTATAGTAGGGGGATAAAATGGTTGCCGAACAAATTAACGACCTAATGAAAGCCTTGGAAGCAGGCAATTACAACGCAGCTCCAAGCACTCTGAACCAAGGTTCAGCTCTTCAAATGGAAGATCTTTCTCCAATTATGGAGTTGGTCACTTTCGAAGACAAACACATTAAGCTTCAAAAGATGCTTTCTGTAAAAGACGCTAAAGGAACTCTAATCCAGTTCAACCGTCAGCTTGACTACGGTATCTTTGGTGGATCTGCCCAACACGAAGGCGGAATTGGTGAAGAAGATACTTCGAATTTTGTACGTGCAGTAGTACCTATGTGCTTCTACTCTACAACTCGTCGTGTTTCTGTAGCTGCTAATATTATCTCTGCTTTCGACGGTGTAAAAGCTGAAGATCGTGCTGCTAATGACGCTGCTATGAAATTGGCTGCTGATATTGAGTTTGACTCATTTCGCGGTCTAGACGATTTCTCTAACGCTGGTGTATTTGACGGAAATCAGTTGGCTGTTGCCGCTCTTCCTAACATGCATGGTGCGTTTATGCAAATTCGTCAATCTGACGCTTTGTCTAACACACAAGATCAAATGTTTGCTGAATACGGTTCAGATCAATCAGTTGTTCTTTCTGTAAACGGAACTCTTACTCAATCTATCATTGAAGACGGCGCTGTTCGTTCTTCTATGAACCAAGGTTCTGCTGATAAATTGATTCTTGATCCTATCTCTCTTGCTCAGTATAATAAAATTGCTCACGCAAAAGAAAGAATTATGCTTGCTGGTTCTCCACAAGAAGCTTCAGGTGCAAACCTTCGCTCTCAGTGGACTAGTTCTGCAGTAATTTCTATGGAGCCTTCTAGATTCCTTTCTGGAAAAACTCGTCCAGCTCGTGCTCGTGCTGGTTCTCCTTCAGCTCCTTCAATTGCTTTAGCTTCTCCTGCCGATGCAGCTTCTAACTTAGACGCTGGTGCTTATTCTTATTTCGCTACTGCTTGTAACGAAAGAGGTGAGTCATTAGCTTCTTCAGCAGTTTCTGAATCTCCAGTTGCTGGTGATAAAGTTACTGTAACTATTACTCAAGTTCAAGCTGCTAAGTATTATAACGTTTACCGTTCTGAAGATGGTGGAAGCGCAGCTTCTGCTAAGTTCATCGGTCGCGCTAAAGATTCTGGTGCTGGTACAACTGTATTTACAGATCTTGGTAACAGAGAGCCGGGTTCAGTTACAGGTGCATTAATCGAAGCTAGTACAATGAGCCTTCATCAGCTTGCTGCTTATAGCCGATTGAAACTTGCTCTTTCTGACTTGTCAGTTCCTGAAGCTCATTACCGTTTCATTACTTTAGCTGTTAAACAGCCTCGTAAGAACGTGATCTTCGAGAACATTTCTGGTCAGCTTAAATAATTAGTTAAATAAGTATTTACTTTTATTAAAAAAACCACTACAATTAAGTAGTGGTTTTTTTTATTACATAATTTAATAGGTTGTTTTAGTGCAAGAAAAAGTTAAAAAAATAGACAGAAGTAGACCTTGTAGGATTTGCGGTGAAATATTTACCCCGTTAAGTCAGGACGGGATATCTAAAAGTAAATATACGAGCTGTTCCGACAAATGTAGGAATATTTCCAGAAAAGACAAAAGAAGATCTGCTAAATATTCGGAATTCCAGTTAGAAAAAGTTAAAGAATTAAAGAAGAGACATTTTACAAATAAAGAAATAGTTAGAATAAGTCAGGTTAATCTTAATACTGTAAAGAAAATTATATCGGAAAATAATCTTGAATTAGATAAGAAAATAGCTAATAAAAACGCATATAAAGGGAAGGTAGATAGCGATCCCGACTGTATGAAAAAAATGAGAGATGGAAGGGTATTTTGTAAAACAAATGTATTTAACAATAAAATCGATGAAATTAAAAATATTTTACAAAATCCAGATAATAAGTATAGCATACCCCATATATCTAAGAAAAATGGTTTAAACGAAGGTTCTGTAAGAAGAGGTCTTCATTTAAGAGGTTTAAGTGAATTGATTGGTAAACATTCTTCGTCTGGAGAGGATGGTATATATGATTTTATAAAAGAACTATTACCTGAAGTGGAGGTGGTAAGAAATACAAGATCTTTACTAGGAGGAAAAGAGATTGATATCTACATACCTTCTATGAAATTAGCTATAGAGTATTGTGGTTTATATTGGCATACGGAAGACAGTCCTCAACCAAGACTTAGAACTTACCATTACGATAAAATGAAAAAGTGCGAAAGTCTAGGTATTAGACTTATAACAATTTTCGAGGATGAGTGGACAGATAGAGAAAAACAAGTTAAAAATTTCCTTAAATCTGTTTTAAACGTTATAGATCGTAGAATTTACGCTAGAGATTGTCAGCTATCCGAAGTTGACAAAGAAACTGCTAAAATTTTTCTGGAAGATAATCATATTCAAGGCGATACTTCTTTTAAGGTAGCTTTTGGACTTTATTTTAAAGAACAATTAGTTGGATTAATTACAGCTAATAAACACCATAGACAAGGTCACGACACTGAAAGCGTATTAAACAGACTCGTTTTCTCTAGCGGAGTACAGATAGTTGGAGGAGCTTCTAAGTTGTTAAAATACTTATTGAATTATTCTAGAGACAACGGATATCAAAAACTTATTTCTTGGTCGGATAGTCGTTGGAGTCAAGGTAATGTTTACGAAAAATTAGGTTTTAAATTAGAAGATGAGATAGATCCCGACTATAGTTATTATGTAGGTGGAAATAAGAGAAAATCTAAACAATCCTGCCAAAAGAAAAACTTAATAGAATTAGGGGCTGTAGGAAATATAGATAATACCGAAACCGAACTAGCTAAATCTTTAGGATATGGTAAAATCTATGACTGCGGTAAAAAACGTTGGACCCTCTCCTTAATCTAAAAAATCATGGTATAATATTACATGACTAAAAGAACATGTGTATTTACTGGTTTAGAATCAAACGATAAAGACAGCGTAATACCACGTCACCTATCTAAAGACCCTCACAATTGGACTTCTACAGTCCCTACCACTACGTCATACAAAGAACAAAGAAAAGACCGTCTACCTACAGAGCTTGAAATTCAAGCTGCTGATGCGTTTTATCAAATCGAAACTTTAAAGACTAAATTAGAATTCTACGAAAATCGCCTAGCTCAAATACAGGACGAAATTAACAGTACGTTCGTACCTTTTCCTGTAGAAAAGCCTAAAAACGAAGGTAAACGTGCAGCTAAAAAGAAAGATAAAGAAATAGAAATAGCTGAAAAACAGAAAGATATCCAGAACATGGAATCTAAGTTTATAGAGGAAATGCGTAAAAAAGCTGGAGAATTAACAACTGCGGCGTATTTTGAGGAAGGTAGTTCTGGATTGGCGTTAACAAATAGTAAACCTGATTATATAGATTATAATGGTAAAATGCCAGATATTAAAAAAATTACTGTAATTAGAAATCCAAAAAATAATATAAAAGGTCTCTGGGATGAGTAGAAAATACCTACCTTCTAAAGAAGGAAGTTGGTTAGATAAAAGTAGTCATCCTCATAAGGAAGATGAATTTCCTATTTGTTATCATATAGACGCAATGAAGAGATGTATAGATTCCGATTCTAGTTGGGATTTTGAAAGTGCGGAAGATGATGAAATTGGAAAAAATAAAGAAATTAACCAAATTCAAAATACTAGGCGCTGCACAGTATTAAAAAACAATAATGTCAAAAGTATTAAATCGCACAATAAACGTCAAAGAAATAGAGGTAAAAAATGAGCGATTCTAAATTTGTCGTTAAAAAAGTTACCAGCATAGAGCATCTTGCTAACGGACAGGAATTATACATACCTGAATCAGATATTACTTTTCAAACTAAAGATTATATCATCCAATTAGATCTACATGATGAGAAAAAAGAAAAAGAAAAATATACTATTGAATCTGGCGTATTTATATTTGAAACTACAAACTCAGGTATGATCTTATCTCCTATCGAACTGAGAAGAAATAAAATGTTAGAAACTATAGGTGTAACCGACGATATTTTAAAAGAGGGTGATAAGTTTTTCAATAGACTTGATGTCTATGAAAGAAGATCTATAATACCTAAAAGAGCGATATTACTTATGTCAGCCCCCGGCATTGGAAAGTCTGCTGCAATTAACCTAACATGTCATAAATATAGAGAGAAAGACAGTAAAACATGTATTATCGTATGGAATACATCTGGTATTAAATCTAAAGACGTTCTTGATTTTCTAATGTCTGATTCGGAGTTTAAAGACGTAACTAAACTAATATTAGTAATGGAAGATATCGGCGGCGGATCTGTAGATGAATACGACGGTCCTAAAGGCGTAGACGCCAGTATGCTTAACCTACTAGATGGAGTAGGAAATCCTTTTCAAAATATTCCTACGTTTATTATAGCTACAACAAACCATCCAGAACAAGTGGCTGAAGCATTGATTGATAGACCGGGTCGTTTTGACAAATGTCTTGAGCTTAAGTCACCTAATGAAGATGAAGCTATTAGACTTTATGAATTCTTTTTAGACGGTGTTCTTGACGAAGGCACTTTTGAAGCGGCTAAGATAGCTGCTAAAAATAAGTTTAGTATTGCTCATATTAGTGAATCTATTACTAGAGCTGAATTGGACGATACTACAATATTAGAAGCAGTTAATTCACTAGTAGAACATAAAAAGAAATTTAAGAAGGCTTTTAGTAAAATCAAAGGGATGGGATTAAATGACTAAGTTTAAATGCGATAAATGTGGCTGCAGTCCAGAATTTCTATGGATGTTCGGTGGATTCGGTCCTACAAAAGACGACGATAAAGAATACTGCGAAACTTGTTTCACTAGTCGATTAAAATTTTTTGGACTTCATGTACCAAAACCAGAATTAGAGCAAGAACCAGAAGAAAAAGAAAATAGTTTGAGCGCATAATCACCTCTTTATGGTATTATATATTAATACAATATTATTGTAAAGGATAAAATGGCACGTAAAGTTAAATCACAAGTTAAAATCTTCACCAGCGACCTTAACTTCTTAGAAAAAAAGATAGTTAAGACAATGGATAGGATATCTGGTATTGTAGGAGCTTCTTTAGGTCCAAACGGTCGAAATATCTTGATCGAAAGCGAACTACCTGAAATTCCTAATAAAAACACTAAAGACGGTGTTTCTATTTTTAGAGCTTTAGGTGCTAACGATCCATATGAGCATATTATCATCGAACAAACTCGCGATGCTGCAATTAGAACTGTTAATGAAGCTGGAGACGGTACGACTACCGCTACTGTAATTTCAGCGGCTTTAATTAAAAATCTTTTTAATTTTTGTGGTGACAACCGTAAATACTCTCCACAAAGAGTTACACGTATTATTAATAAGTTAGTGAAAGAGAAGATTATCCCTGACCTGAATGATTCATCTATTCGGGTCAAAAATATTAAAGATAGACATCTACTTGAGAAAGTGGCTACTATTTCTGTAAACGGTGATACTGACATGGCTAAATCAGTCATGGAAGCTTTTGAGCTTACGGGATTCTCTTCAGCTTCTCACGTTACTATTCAAGAACTATCTGGTCCGAGTGGAGCTTATGATGTTAAGCTTATTGAAGGTTTTCCTATCAATAAAGGATATGAAGAATCTATCGGTAAGTTTCACCCTGCTTTTATTAATGATCAAGCCAATCAAAGATGTGAACTAGAAAAACCTCTTTTTATTCTATTTGATGGGAATATTACAGACGTTCTCCAAATTGGAGATATTTTACAGTCTATCGGTGAAAGATACGTCTCAGGTGAGATGGATTTTAAAAACGTTGTTATTTTAGCTCACTATTTTTCAGATCCAGTGTTAACTTGGCTTGCTTTTAACTTTCCAAATCCAAACACTATTAACGTAGTTCCACTAGTAACTCCTATGGACGCTATCGCCAATGCTCAGCTTCACTTCCTTATTGACGTTTCAGCGTTTACGGGAGCTAAGATTTTCGATATGCACAATCCATTAACAGAAGCTACTCCAGATGATTTCGGAAAAGAAGTAGAAAAGATTTCTATTTATAGATATCGCACCACTATTGTTGGTAATCCTGATGAGTTAAACATAGAATCTAGAGCTGATGAAATTCGTAAGCAAATGGCTCAATCAGAATCTAAGCTAGAGAAGATGATTCTAGAAGAAAGAGTAGGTAAATTAACTAGCGGTATTGCCCAGCTTCGTATTTACGGATCTTCTAACGGAGAGCTTAAAGAGAAAGCGGATAGAGCTGAAGACGCTGTTTGTGCTGTAAGGGCTGCGATTAATCATGGTTGTTTGCCGGGTGGTTGCAGGGCACTTATTGATCAAGTAGTTAAACTCAATTCCGATCAAGATCCTATTATTCAAAAAGTAGTTATCCCATCTCTAATGGCTCCATTCTTTAAATTGTTAGATAATGCTGGTTATAATGAAGAAGAAGTTCAAGAAATTCTAACGAAACTATTTAAAAATAAAGATCTAGTTTTTAACGTAGCTACGGCTGAGTTTGGTAAGATTAAAGACATGGGCGTATACGACGCTACATTGGCTGTAACTCAAGCTCTTATTAACGCTTGCAGTATTGCTTCTGTAATGGGTACTCTAGGTGGTATTATTTGTACTCCACGAGACGAAGCTCTCGAAAGACAAGAGTTTTTAGACGCTCAGAATTTTGATAAGAGTTTAGAAAGTGCTGAATCATTTACTAATGAAGCGAATAACAGACCTTAAGGTAAAATGGAATCTAACGACGATTTGGAAGAATATAAGAGACAACTAATATTCCAGCCTCTTAACTCTAAAGAAGAGTTGAGGGACTGGATGTATCTCTATTTCGATCTATATTTTCCTATGGGAGTTGTTTTCGATACTTCTACTCACGGTCCTGTCGAAGCTATGTGGCGTATCTACGAACTATTTAAAACAAATCAGACAAAAGACGTTCCCCAAGTAGTAATGGTTGCTTCGCGAGATAGTTTTAAAACTCTATCTGCAGCAGCTATTGAAGTGCTGTGTTTCGTACATTTCAGAATACCTATTGCACACGCTGCTGCAATTAAATTCCAAGCTGGAGCTTGCGTAAACTACGTTAACTCATTTTTTAGAAAAATACGTCCATATTTAGAGTTTCATGGTTGGACAAGAGTTTCAGACAATAAAACACTAATTGAGTGGAGAACTAAAGAAAAAGAAGATCTTTCTCTTACAGTTCTAACAGCTACACGAGCAGGGATGAACAGTCGTCACGTACCGTTTCTTATCTTGGATGAGTTGGATCTTATGGACCCGAATGCTTTTAAAGAAAGTCGAATGGTTCCTTCAGTATATAAAGAATTCTCTCCTTTAATTCTTATTCTAAGTACAAGAAAATTCGCCTCTGGACTTATGGAGTCTCAGATTCAACTCACGCCTAAAATTGGTGGAGAAGTATTTAAATGGAATATTATCGATGTTACAGAGAAAATTTCAGATGAAATAGCTAGAGTAAACGAACCTAAAGTGACTAGATATATATCCGCTAAACTACCGCTTAAAAACCTATCTCCAGCACAGTTTAAACTATTACCAGACGAAGAGGCTAACAAATTCGAAAGAATAGAAGCATATGCAGGTATTGCTGAACATCAATTACTTCCTGTAATGAGAAATCTATTAGTAGACAGACCTAAAGACGATAAGGGTTTCTTATATAAACCGCTTACAGCTACTCACAACAACTTTAAAGTTACAGATATAGATATTGCCGATGCTCAACTACTTTGTAATAAACCGTCCAGCGCAGGATTGGTATATGGTAGATTTGATACGAATTTAAATATTTTAACTCCAGAACAAGCTTTAGAGAGACTACTTGGACATAAGTCTCCAAATACTTCTATGGAGTTTTTAAAAGATAGTTTGATGAATCTAGGAGTTACTTTTATCGGTGGAGGAGATTGGGGTTTTACCGATTTCACATCATTAGTTATTCTAGCTATCTTACCTAATGGCGACGCTTGGATTGTCGATGGATTCTTAGAAAACCGTATTGAATTAGAAGATATTGTAAAAGCAGTTAAAGAAATGCAGGAGAAATGGGGAGTTTCTAGATGGTATCTGGAACAAGCCTATCCTGCCTATTTAGTCACTTTACGTAAAGCTGGTATCAAATGCCCTGAATTCAAAAAAGTTGTAGAAGACGGTATCACGGCGCTGCAATCTAGAATTGTAGATGTTTCAAACATTAGGAAGTTTTTCGTTATTCAACAACCAGCTACGGAAAGAATTTCACAAGCTTTTAGAGAGTATAAATGGTCGATCGACGGTAAAGGTGACGTAATCGAAGGTAAGCCGTATCACGATAAAGACGGCGTATCGGATATTATGGATTCTATCAGATATCCTATGCAGAATCTTTTTAACAGAAACGGTCGAATTATGTTCAGTATAGATCATTCTGTAGATAAAGCTAAAACAGCTCCAAATCAGCCTCAAGATCTAGCTGTATTAGCAGGTAAAGCTAATCAAGAACTTATGAAAACTAAGATGAAAGAGCTGGTTCCTGACTACGAAAAAACGACACAAACTAAGGTAATTCCCCAAAAGAAGATATTTTGGGGTTAAAAACATTATTTTGTCGTAAAAAGCAATCTTTAATTAAGTGATTAATGAAAATCGGAGAAAAAATGAGCAAATTAAACATCTTAACGTCGATAAACGGATATGAGGACGATAACGCCACTAATAACGCCTCTAGAAACAACTTCAAATGGACTACAGACCTTCAAGGTATTGAAATTAAAGAACCTAAGTCGGAAACAGTTAAACTAGCTCCAAATCAGCTTAAGTCATTGTTTTCTGGTATGGCTACAGTATCTGACGATAATACAACAACTTATGACATCACACTAAAACCTTCTACTTCAAATACATACATTATCCTTCATAATGCAGGTACAGCTCCTCAATTTAGAACTCCTAGATCTATCGCTTCAGGTGCTACTACTCAAGTCACCGTAACTAAAAATGGACCTCTCCTAATTTTTACTGCTACTGGCGGAACTATCTGGAACATGACTTCAGTTGTAGTCGGAGATGAAGTACGTATTGGAGGGGTTTTTAACCTTCAAAACCAAGGTAAGTTTAAAGTAATTTCTAAAACCTCTACATCTTTTACAGTAGAGTCTTCTGCTGGAGCCGCCGAAGGTCCAATCACACTAGGTCTTACTTTTAGTTCACAAGTTCAAATCTATAGCGCCGCTGGTGTACAGATTGGTGATAAGTTAGATATAACTGCAGCTTTCAGCTCTGCATCGTACGGTACGTATGAGATAACAGATGTTGCCTCTAATTATATTGAAATTTTCAGTTCTAAATCACTTCCTGAAGAGATAGGTATTCAGACCGAGCTTAATATTTATACTAATCAGAAGAAATTCGTTTATATAGAATCCGATAAGAAGTTAAATATTAAAATCAATGGTATAATCTCTAATACAGTAGAACCAATACAGTTTGGTACTAAACAAAAGCCGGGTATGTTCCTCAATACAGCTTCAATCTACAGTTTGGAAATTGAAAATAAATCCTTAGATACAGCTACTGTATTCTATGTGACTGCGGAGTAGTATGTCAGATAAACCTAAAATTATATACGACTCGATTCAAGTTCTTCAAGAAAGCCAGAATGAGCAAGTAATTAAAAATGCAACTGCTTTAAACGGCAGTATGTTGTCTAATCTGGTTAAGCAGGCTATCGGATCTGCGGATAAAAAAAGAGCTGTACCTAGACTTGCTTTTACTGAACAACCGAATCAAATGGACACCTATGCTGGTGTTTTTAAGATTAAACGCGGATTATTACCAAACTCGGTAATTAAGCAAATCAGAACTCAAAACTTCCTTATTGCAGGTATTTTAAGAACTCGTGGAAACATGATGTCAATGTTTGGTCGAGCACGAGCTGACCGTTTTGATATTGGTATTGAGATCGATATTAAGCCTGAGTTTAAAGAACATATCGAACCTGAACAAATGGTTATTATTCAAGAACGGATAAACACTGTATCTAAACTATTAATCAATTGCGGAAGTAACGAAGGTCTTAAAGATAGTCAAAAAATGACACTATCTCAATTCTTAGACGTACAAACTAGAAACGCTATTTCTTTTGCATATTTTACAACTGAAGTAATTAGAGACACCGATAAGAATTTTCACCGATTCCGTCCAGTAGACGCAGGTACTATTTATAAAACAGTTAGAAAAGGCGATGCAGCTCAAGGTATTAGAAATCAGTCAATCAAAGCTCTTGAAAATCTTGCTGGTGAAAAACTAGATATTAAAAGAGTAGAGAAAGATGAATATTCTTATATTCAAGTTGTAGAAGGTATTCCTAGACAGGCTTTTACTGAAGAAGAGATGATCTTTCATAATATCATTGAACCTACCGATATTGAGCACAATGGATATCCAGTTACTATCTTAGATACAATCATCAACGCTGTAACTACCCATACGTCTATTGAGCTTTATAATAAACTTTACTTTGCAAATGGTAAAGCAGCTCGTGGTATGTTGGTTATTAAATCTGATGAAATTGACCAGTCTACAATCGAAGATATTAAACAGCAGTTTAATGCGTCTATCAATAACGTAACAAACTCTTTTAGAACTCCTATTTTCGGAGTAAGTAAAGCCGATGATGTAAATTGGGTAAGCACTCAGCCAAATAAGAAAGACGGTGAGTTTCAGTATTTAAGTGATTTTACGTCTCGTAACATTCTTATGGCTTTTAACATCTCTGCAGACGAACTTCCTTCTTATGGTTATTTAGCTCGTGCGACAAACTCTCAAACATTGAGCGAATCGAACAATGAATTTAAACTAACTGCAGCTCGTGATTCTGGTATTAGACCGTTGATTCTTAAGTTTGAAGATTTTATCAATCAAAGACTAATGCCTTTGATAGATCCAGAACTAGCTCAAATTGCCTATGTCGCCTTAGCTGGATTCGACGCTGAAACAAGACAACAAGAATCAGCACGTTTAATGCAAGATCAACCTATTCACTACAACTACGACCAGTTAATGGAAGAAGTTGATAAACCTGTATTAGGAGCACATCTAGCAGGAACCATTCCGTTTAATGAAATATTCAACACTAAGCTAGACGCCTATGTTGATATGAACGTAATTTCTAGAGAATTGTTAAACTCTCCAGCAGCTCACGTAGATCCTATGTTAAGATTCAGAAGAGATCAATTCTGGGCAAGTAATATTCAAACTCTGATGCAAATTAATCCTGCAGCTTGCAGAGCTTATTTTTCATCTAGACCTGACTCTATGGTTATTTTAAAAATGTTATTAACAGACTACTTAGAAGAAGATTAATAGGAGATATATGTCAAACGTTGACTACAAGACCAAATACAAAGAAATGAAAGCTAAGATGTTGGAGTCGGTTGACGTATCGTACCGACTAGGTTATGAGCAAGGATTTAAAGAAGCTACTCAAGAAGCTCAAATGGCTCAAATGCAACAACAACAGCAAGAAGCTGCAGCTATGCAACAGGCTGCTATGGGACAAGATCCTAACGCTCAGCAAGACCCTAATGCTATGGGTGCAGAAGGTGGAATGCCACCAGAGGCTGGCGGAGAGCCTATGGGTGGACAAATGCCTCCAGAAGATATGGGACAAGAAGGTGAGCCAGAACAAGGTGGAGAGCTTGATCAGTACCTAGCTGAACTTGAGAATATGGTTTCGAAAGGTGAAAAACCTTCTGTCATCGATCTTAGAAACAAGGTTACTGAAATCGCTACTCTTCGTAAATCTCAGAAAGAAAGAATGAAGTCCAATCGTCAACAGGTAGTTTCAGCTCAAAAATCTATCGTAGATAACCTAATTAAAAAATGGGGATCTAAGACTGAAGAAACCTCTGAAGATATTGAAAAACTCATTAGAGAAAAAGGTATCGATTTCTAATGAAAGGTCTCTCTTTAAGAATTATTGAGGAAATAGAGAAAACCATCGGAACGCAATTCGATGAGTTTGCTCTTAGATTCTTAGGTATTATACCTAAGCTTAGTAGATCTAAAAAGATAGTTTTCTCTTCAGCTAGAACTAGTTTAACATCTCTTTTTCTTCAAGCTCTTGGCGATAGAAAACCAGATAAGAAAGAAGAGGAAGTTCTTAAGATATTGGTTAAAACATCTAACTCGTATTTAGACGCTCTTAAACATAAAACTCAAGCGAACATATCTCAAAAAGTTGTAGCCTATAGTCAAGATCGAACTAATAAGAAAAAATCAATCAGTTTTAAGACAATTGGAAATATTGTTCAGCAAGAAATGGACAAGTCTACCAATCATCTAAAAATGATTGTAAACGCTGAAACTAACAAATGTATTAACACAGGTACTGCTTTACAAATTGATAAAGTAGCTGCAAGTAATGGAGATGACGATCCGACTGTTTTCTTTATAATAGTTTCCGATGATAGAACTGGACCCTACGAATACATCTTACATACGCTACCTGACAGAGTAACTCCTCGTCTTTGGAAGCTATCTGAAATTCAAACAGGCTACTATAAGAATGGTGATCAATATCCATCCATATCTGGACTACACGTTAACTGCCGTTGTAAACTCACATACTTAGCTAAAGGTATGGGTTTTAATAAAGAAGGTAAGACAGGGTGGAAAGGCATGGGCTATGATGAGCTTAAAGTTCAACGCGAACAATACGGACTTCCAGACGTTCCTCAAAAAATAAGTAGAAAAAAATAAGTTTAGTGGTATAATGTACTTACTAGTTTCTATGGCGTAGTAGCTCAGTGGTCTAGAGTCCAGACGTGATCAAGTCTCCGTAACACTACGGAACTCAGAGCAGAGGTGACATTGGTTCGAATCCAATCTACGCCCTATTTTTTCTCTTGCAATTTGTATTATTTCTGATATAATCCCTTCATGGTTGACTACTCGTATCAAAACACCGCCGCCGATAAAATCCTAGAGATGGCTCTATCTGAGCGCTATATTGCTACAATCTTAGCCGCAGCCCCAAGTTCGGGTAAGTCAACCATAATTATAAACATTCTTAATAAACTCTTCTCTATTGATCCTAATTATAGAGCTGTAATCTTTACCCACAATCTAAATAATCTTAAAGACCAAATGCTTGAAGGATTTTCTGAAGGTTATGTAAATCCAAACTTTACATATGGATCTATCGGCGAAAACGTACAAGTTCAAGTCGGAGTTGTAGCTTCAGGCTCTAAAGTGTTTGGAAGCGTCGATGTCGTAGTTTTTGACGAAGCTCATCAATACTACTTAGAGAATATGGCTGAATCTGTACTCTCTACACTTAAACCTAAATACGTAATTGGAATGACAGGTACGCCTAGTTATTTCAACAGCTTCAATTCATCTAACGTACATAAAAAATTCGGTGTACATTATATATCAGCAGAAGAACTGGTAGATCTTGGTGTTTTCAGCACTGTTTTGGTAGACGTAGTTAATGGTGACGACTTAGAGTCTAGACTTAACAATTCACTTAAAAAAGCTGTTTCTCACGGAATGGACCTTTCTAAAATAATTGTAGCAGCTAAAGATCAGATGGAAGCTAACATGATCGGCTATTTACTTAGCAAGCAAGGTCGTAAGGTGGCTGTTTCTACATCGTCTGTAGACCCTAAAAATGAACGTCTTGGTGGTTACAAACAAGGTCGCTACGATACTCTAGTTATCGTTCTTAAAGGTGTGTTGGGCTTCTCAGACGTTAACACGACTGGTATGATCGACCTTAGAACTTCTTCGGATATCGACTGCAGGAGTCAGATCTTTGCTCGCGTACTAAGAAAACATCCTAAAGATATTAAGAAATTCTATATTTCAGCAGTAGTTAAGAAGAACCACAATAAAGAAGTTAGAATGCTACAATCGGTAATTGGACTTATGCAGCGTAAAAACTTTATCAGTTATATAAAATAATCTTGCTTTAAGTTAAAACATCGTGTATTATCTTTAAAAGAGGTAATTATGAAAAACCATTACGAAACATTGTGGGACTTATTTGACGATCTTGCTGAATTCTACAGTAGCAGTCAAGTAGAAATTCCTATGATCACTGGTGGGATTTCTCGTGAGCAAACGATGAAGTATACTTTTAATATCTCCCACAAGACAAAGAAACTACACGTCCAGATCTACAGAATGTCGTCTGGACGTTATGAATATAACGGATATGTGCTTTAAGGCATGAACCAAATGGTTTTACCATTAGTCCAAGATCCGTAAGGAACAATTTGAAAATGACACCATCCAATAGTTTTACTATCGTCTTCAAGCCAAAGACCGACTTCTAATAGGAACTTCTCGTTCTTTCTACACCAAACATCTAATTCACCGTTTGGATCTGCAATATCAATAGCTTGTCCAAATAAGTGTTTACTTTTCATTGGAATCAGTTTCTTATCTGTAATTCCCTTTCTAGCATAAATTGCCAAATGCTCTACCATTGAGCGATATACAGAAGTTGGAGTCATTGACTTACCGTATTTCTCTCTTACTTTATTAATCCTTTCTAATACTATCGCTAAGTTAGCTGCGTGATCTTTAGGTAGATCTTCTAACTTCTTACCCATTAATATTTCTTTCATTGTCAACATAGTTACCTCTTTACCATAAAGATTGTTTTTGTGGTAGAATAACCTATGATATTTAAAATAGTTACACCAATTAAAGCATATATTATCGGAGCTACTCCAGAAGAGCTAGTTAAGATTAGACAGCAAACTCACTATGTCAGTGATTCAGTTGTTTACAATATCAATAAGATAAAAAATAACCGTTGGTGGAAGAGAAGTAATCCAGATACTTGGCAAGAGGCTTTAGATAATTTAGCTGGTCAAAAAGATAAATACCTACTTTTTAAGGATGTTGGTGGTTATTTTATCAGACCGGGGTATATAAGCTATCTAATTGGATTTACGTACACAGTAGAAAACTGTGTAAAATACCCCACATTAAAATCCCTAAAGTGGGAAAAAACACCCACGTTCGAACCATATGACTATCAAAACGATAGTAATGACCTATTACTTAAAATTAAACATGGTTGCGTCAGCCTACCTACAGGATCTGGGAAGTCTTATCTCCTAGAGCTTATAGCTAAAAATTCAGGACTTGATATCTCTGTCATCACTCCTAGCGCTTCTATTTTTAACCAATTATTAGAGGAATTTACTTTACTTTTTGGTAAAGCTAGGGTAGGTGGTTTTGGCGACGGCAAGAAAGATATCACTAAGAAGATAAGTATTTGCATTAACAAGTCTTTAGCTAACCTTAAAGAAGGAACTAAAGAATATGACTTTTTCGCTAAAAAGCAAATGATATGTGTAGATGAATCTCATACCTTTGCTGCTGAAACATTGGAAGAAGTGTGTCACGGTGTATTTTCAGAAGTTCCATATAGACTATTCTTTTCCGCCACTCAAACTCGTGGTGACGGATCTGAGAAGCTCCTATATTCAATTATTGGACCGTGTGTTTATGAAATGAGTATAGAAGAAGCTATTAAGAAAGGATATCTATGCCCTCTTAAATTCACTGTTTTAAAAACAACTTCCCCTTCTCCTTTAGTTATTAGAGATGCTATGGATAACAAGCGCGAGCATTTTCTACGTAACAAGAATATAGCGGAGCTGGTAGCTAAAATAGCTAATGCTAAATGGAGATCTTTACAAGAATCGACTTTAATCCTTGTAGAGGAACTTTCTCAAATAAGTATGGTAATGAAATTATTAGAAGTTCCCTATGGATACGTTCATGCTGCGTCTAAGAAAGAAGCTGCGGAAGTTGGCTTGGTAGCTGTTAAATCAGCCGAACAGATAGAGAAATTTAATAAAGGTGAAATTAAAGTATTAATAGGAACTAAAGCTATCGCAACTGGAACTAACATGTTCCCTACACATAATACTATAAACTTCTCAGGCGGAAATTCAGAAATAGTCACTAAACAAGGTACTATGGGTAGATCGACACGCAAGCTTGAAAATAGTAAATATAAAGAATATCATAAACCCAAACCTTATAGTATGATTTACGATTTTGACGTCAGAGGTAATAAGTTATTAGAAACTCAGCTTAGGAATAGAATAAAATTCTATGAAGAATCGGGCGAACTAGTTAAAATTGTTTAAAAACATGGTATAATATAGAATGGCTTTCAAAAGAATAGAAATAGATAGACATTTCCAGAATCTGGCTAGGCAGATTAAAGACGTTATTGAAGATAACGAAGGTAGTATTGATGACCAAAAAGAACACGTCGAGCGGTTGATGCAATTAGAGCTTACTTTTAGAGAAGATATCAAACGTTATTCTAAAGGTACAGAAGCTTACGTTAAATTTATTAAATATATTACTATCGAAGTAGGTAATATGTTAACTGCTAAATCCTATTTTAGAGAAATAGCAGCAGATTACACTAAAATATCTGAGAAGATGAAAAACGACGACGCTAAGGGTTTGATGATTTTCCATCCAAACTATAGTATGATACAGTTTATAGTTGAAAATTGGGGTGGTCCACTACCTAAGAAAGTTCAGTCTACATACAATAAATTCCTAGAATGTAGACGAGAACTTATAGAGAATAACCTACCACTTGCTATTAACAGAGCAATGATTTTTTACAGAAAAACTCCTAAAAACCATCTTACCTTATTGGACTTCATCGGTATTTGTACTTGCGGATTAGCTGTTGGAATAGATAAATACGTAGGTCAATATACGCCCGTGTGGAGATCTGTCTGCATAGGTAGAATGGTCGGTTTTATGATAGAGGAATATTCTAAAACATTTATTAAGATGTATCCGAGCGATCAAAAAATTCTATACCGCACAAAAGCTCTTAAATATAAACTCCAGATAGAAGATACTAAACTACTTACAAAAGTTGTGAATGATAGTTTCTACGAAGATCAGAAACTAGGTAAGCCATGTCCTCACCTTCCTATTGCCGAAGAAGTAATAAGAGGTTTATTAAATTCCTCTGGATATATCTCTGCAGATAGCGTTTCTCCCGATTCAGAAGATGAGGAAGGCGTTTCGGTCTATGACTATGCTTTTAACGAAGAAGATAACGTCGAAGAAAAAGTTGAATATAGAGATTCGGTAAGAAAAATCTCTTCAATGGGAATGTATTTAACTATAATGGAAAGAAAAGTAATTAGATTAAAGGGAGTAATGATATGAAGTCGGTTAATAGAAAAATAGTATGTGAACCTTATGTTTCTAAAGGGGCTGCTGCTTCTGAGATTAAGAAGGGTATGGCGTTTGTTAAACAAAAAAGTGCCGTGGTTGGATTAAAAGTCTTGATGGATGCTCAAATAGATGATAAGATAAACATTAAGAAGGGCGAGTCTATCTATATTTTAGAGGAAGTCCTTCATAATCAAACATCGTATCAAAAACCGCTAACCTCAGACGCTCTTAAAGATCCGTTTGTTTTAGTTGATTTTGGTCACGTAGTTTTTGTTGGAGAATAGATGAAAATTCTTAGGCTTGGAGATCCCCACTGTACTGTTTCAAATATGGAAGAGTCCAACAGGCTTATGGATTTTGTCTGCAGAACTGCGTTTGAAAAACAGGTAGACCGAGTAGAAATCTTAGGAGATTTATTTGACACCCATGGTGTAATTAGAGCTGAAGTACTTGCTTTCTGGACTAAGTGGTTTGGAGTGTTATGTGGTCTTGGAAGTGACGAATCTGTTCAAACTGTAGTTCTAGTAGGGAATCATGACCAGAAAGGAAATAAAGAATCTGAAGGTGAAATTCACGCTCTAGTTCCTTTTCGTAATTTTCATGAACACTTGAAGATTGTTGAAAATCCAAGTCTAATTCCAAGTAGTAAACGTGGAGAATCTGGATATATAGCTTATATTCCACATATCTCAGGTGCTGAAAATTTCCTCAAAGCCGCTAATAATGTTAAAATGTGTGATATTAAAAATACAGCCACACATGTAGTTTGTCACCAAACATTCCTCGGAGCTACGTATGAGAACGGTATTTTTGCCGAAGACGGCATTGACGTTAATCTAGTTCCTTTTGATCATATTATCTCAGGTCATATTCACAAGAGCCAGACGATCGGCAAGTGTTTCTACCCCGGTACAGCTCGTTACATGAAATCTACCGACGCCAATCAAAAGAAGGGTTTCTACATCTTCGAAAATGAAAAACCAATTGAATTTGTTTCTACTGAAGACGTAGTGATCCCTATGTATACTCTTACGCTGAACGAGCCTGATGAAGTTCCAGTACTGGACCCTAGAGCTAAAACCGTACTTGAGCTACACGGATCTTCTCAATGGATATCTAAGATTAAGAAACAGTATAAAACTAAAGCTTCTATCCGTAGTTTTCCAACCGATAGAAAAGCCTCTAAAGTAGATTCGTCTAAACTTGAATCAATCGAAGATTACGCAAATACTTTCACCTTTAACGTTTCTGTTTCTAAATCCGACGTAGTAGATTACATGAGAGGTCTAAATGGATAATAGCGAAACACTACTAGACGATCATAGGAAAATGTTAACAGTTAGTAAACACCTATCGGATTTCCAATTACAAAACCTTAAAAAATGGGCTTTTATCGCTTTCGACAATGTAGATAATAGCTTGGTTGATTATAGTTTTATAGACAGTGAAGATCAATTCTACGCTGGTAGAGTAATCTTCAAGATTAAGCTTGAAGAAGATATAAGTACAGAGGAAAAGTTTAAAAGAAGTACTTTTTTAGCCGACTGGACTAGGGTGCTTTTTTGGACAGACACTAAAATAGAGGTATTTGTCAATGACAAAAGAATTATCAACGATATCTAGAGATGACCTAAGCGTCGAAGAGACGGCTTCTCTGGCTAACTATATAGAAAATGGATGTCCCGGTCTCACCAAGATCGAGGACGCTCAGGTATTTAAATGGTTTGAACTGTACATGGCAGGTAAGACATATAGTGAAATAGCTGTAATCACTAAGTCTAAGAAAGATTTAATAGTGTATATTTCTTACAAATCTAAATGGTTAGAGAAGAGAACTGAGTATTTCTCTTCCATAGCCCAAAGCATGACTACTAAGATAACGAACATTAGGACCGAAAGTATTAACACAGTAGCTACTATTGTTTCGTCAATGAACAAATATTTTGGTAAAAAATTCGACAGCTACCTATCGACCAATGACGATACTATTATCGAGAATATAGATTCTAAATTGTTGGAAAAATACTACAAGTCATTGGAAATATTAGAAAAAGTTATCAATCCAACTGCTAAAGATCCAGCTAAACCCTCTCCAGTTAATATTAACATTAGCTCAGGAGCTTCTTTTCAACAATCATCTGACTCATCCCTTGATATATCCATGGATGAAAAACCTTCCGACTTGATGAAAAGACTAGTTCAAGATAAGAAAGATAAAGAGTTGAATAAATAACTAACTAATGATATAATATATGTATGAAAGTAGTGTTGTGTATTTTCTTATTAATATTATCTAGTACAGCCTTAGCCGATGCTGTTTCTGATGCTGCAATTAGACACGGTCAAAAAGCTCTATTTTCATACCCTGTAGCTAATAGATTCCGTAAAGATACTGAAAAGTATCTTTTTTCATTTCTACCTATAGAGAAGAATAAAGCTATTGTGTTTGGCGGAATAGGTATGGCGTTAGTTACTGGAAATGTATCAACTAGAAACTTCAAAAATCTAAGGGTTAATATGTTAGGGTGGAACGTAGCTCCTGAAATAAATTTCAACACAAGAAATGGACAAATGTTTGCTTTAGTAGGAATAAGTAAAGATTTTTAGTTTTTTGTGGTATAATAAATTAGGTTATAGTACCTATATACAAAAAAAGGATTTAGATGAAAAAGATTCTAATCTTGCTTATGATGCTGATCATGTCATTTTCCGCATTTGCAAGTAAAGTAACAAATGACAAAGTAAAAACAGAACCTTCAGGCACTGAGATTATCTTAACAGAAGATAATACAGTTAGTTTGCGAACTGATTTTAATGGTGATTCTGTCGGTAAGCTAATGAAAGATATTACGGAAATGGATTCCAAACTTCCTAGTAAATATCCTATCTATTTGTTTTTGTACACACCGGGTGGTAGTATTCAAGCTGGTCTGGAATTTTACGAGTTTGTTAAAGGTTTAAACAGACCTATTCATACTATTACTTTATTCGCAGCTTCAATGGGTTTTCAGACTGTTCAACAGCTCGGTAAACGATACATCCTTAAAAATGGTGTACTCATGAGTCACCAAGCCGCTACTGGTGGTTTATCTGGAGACTTCTCTAGGATTCAAACTAGATTCGGACTATGGGTCCGTCGAGTAGAGGAACTAGATAAAGACGCCGTTGCTAGAACTAATGGTAAACACACTTTAAAAAGCTACCAAGATCTGTACCAGAACGAACTTTGGATGACAGGAGATGAAGCTGTTAAAGAAGGTTTTGCAGACGAAGTAGTGTCGGTTAAGTGTGATAATTCACTATCTGAAAAAACAGAAGACGTTGAATTTTCTGGAATGTTTTCATCGGTGATCATGTCTTTCTCTAAATGTCCTGTTAAAACAGCTCCAATTTCAGCTTCAGCGTCAGTAGATACTAATGTCGGCAAAATGAGTCTATCGGCTTTTGTAGCTAGAAATCCACAGTTTAAAACCTGTTCAGATCAAAAAGCTGAGAACTCATATTACTCAGGCACTCCAGTAAACGATGTTATATGTGCTAACGATCCTACTTTAAATATGGAAATAATTAAAGAAAAGATTTCTAAGCAATTAGATAGTTTTAAGGGTGACATTAAGAATAGAATAATGTACTATCAATAAAAGGTGGTTTTATGTTAATTACGTTCGAATGCAATAATCAAGAGTGTAAGAACGCAATTACAAAATCATTTAAAAAAGCGGTAGAAATACCGCCTTTTTTAGACTGCGGAGCGTGTGGTTCTGGAAAACTAGAAAGAATACTAGGCGCTCCAATGTCTAAATCAACACAGTTTATTGATAATGGAATGTACGAAAGAGCAGTAGAAGTTAACAGTGAAGTAGTTCAGAAAGAATATGATAGAATCAAAAAGGAAACTTAGTGATAAAGCTTATTTCTCTCTCTTTCAGCGGAATTGGCAGGTTTGTTGAAAAGCAAACTATTGATTTTTCAACTAAAGAAAAGATTCTACAAATAGACGGAAGGAATGAAAATACTGGAGGAAGCTCAGGATCTGGTAAATCTACCATATTCCACGCTCTAGACTATCTACTAGGTATTAACGATATTCCAGCCACTACTCTACAATCAAGACTTACTAAATCTACAATCTCAGTAGATGGTGAATTTGAAATAGATGGAAAGAAAGTAAAACTTTCTAGATCTAAAAAAGATGGACTTTCTATCGAAGTTGATGGTGAGATCACTTCAGGCAATGTTAAAGCCGCCGACGAACAATTAGAAAACCTCATAGGGATACCTAGAAAAATATTCAAAAAAATGGTCCACAAGAAGCAGAAAGAAGGTGGATTCTTTCTTAATTTAACAGCTAAAGAATCCTACGACTTTCTCATGAAAGCTTTAGGTTTGGAAAGCTTGACAAATAAGATCGCATTGATCGATCTGGATATTAAAAATAATAAAGAAAAACTAAGCGTAAATGAGAAATATTTAGCTGTTTTAGAGTCTGGTCTAGAGTCTAGTAGGAAAGATGTAGAATCGTTTGCTCTTCCTGAAAGTATTTCTCCTCTTTTTTTAGAGGAAATACAATCTAGACTAGAAGCTGCCGATGCTAAGATAGCATTCTCGCAAAAAGAAATGATTAGTGGTTTAATGGAGATTGATTTAGAATCTCCAACTAGACCGTCTATAGATACGACAGATCTTACTAAACTTGTATCTAAATTGGAACAGGATAAATCAACACTAGAGCATGAGAGAAATACTCTCACTATCTCGTTAGAATCTAATAAAAACTCACTTAAACATATCGCTAAACAAACAGAGGCAGAAGTAGGGAGAATTCCTTATTTAAGAAATCAAATTAGTAAACTAGCTTCCGAAATTAAATCAAATATGGAGCAAAAAGCCCATATAGAAAAATCCCAATGTCCTACATGTATGCAATCTTGGGTTGGAAATTCAGCTCAAGATAAGGTCAATACTATAAATTCCACTATAGAAAAGCTTAAAAAAGAAGCTCAAGAAATAGTCGATCTTATACAGAAAGAACCA